CTATGTTACGGGTAGCACCAGCAACTGCTGCAGGAATTTGTACAATACCCATTACGCTATCTCCACTCCTGAGATGTGAAACTTAACTGTAATTGCTGATGCAAAGCCAGCAATAATTTGAGTTGTTGCAAGCACTTGCTTAAGGTCAATTGTTACTGTTGAGTTAGCAGCAATTGCTGTTGTAGTAAATATATCAACGCTGTTAAGCGTAAGAGTAAACGTAGCAGCAGATGCTGCTGAGTTGGTTACTAAAATATTAGTTATTACTGTTGTTGTAGAGGCTGGCACTGTGTACAGTGTTGCCGTTGATGTTGCTGCTGCTGCTCTTACGAGCACCTTAGATGTTGTAGCCATTAGTTACTACCTTCCGTTAGATTGCGCCCATTATGGACATTACATAATTGTTTTGAACATTTACTATTGTTTCAAGTGTAGATGTATCTACTGCAGACCAAACAAGACCTGTGCCTGCTGAGGAGTCAGCCTGTAAATAAAATCCGTTAGTTCCTACTGCAAGTCTACCTACTGTATCAGCAGCAGTACCTACAACTAAGTCACCCTTAGCATCTACTATAGACTGAGGTATATCAGTTACTACGCTAAGTGCTGTAAAGGTAATAATTTCTAGTACATCATTTACAACAAGGGCTGCTAGGGCTGTAATGCTTGTACCATTAGTTGCTGTGTAGTCTGTACCACGAACAAGAAGAACACCGTTAAGGTATACTTGTTCTTTACCAGCAATGTATACAAGAGTCTGAGAAGATGCGTCAGCACCTGATACAGATGTTTCTCCACCTGCTGCAATAAACTTATAGCGATAGATTTCAGCAGATGAAGAGATAGAACCCCAAGCAGAACCAGTCCAAGCATACATAGTTGCGCCAGGAGTATTCCAATATAGAGCACCAGTAATAAGTGAGTTACCATCATTATCTAGCGTTGGAGCAGATGACTTAGCACCTAAGTAACGGTCATCAAAGTTGTCATAAGTTGTAGCAGCGGCAGCAGCAGAGGCTGCAGCAGCAGTAGCGGAACCAGCAACACCATCTACATAGAGTTTAGTAGCAGCGTGTAAATCTACAGTTGGAGCACCCGACAAGGTTAAAGCACCCGTCATTGTGCTACCAGACTTAAGTACTAGAGAATCGTAGAATGTTCCACCAGATTGGATTGCAGTAGCAATCTCACCCAAAGTATCATAGATACCAGGGGCTGAGTTAATAAGGTTATCTCGTTGTAAGTCTACATATGCTTTAGTAGCAGAATCTTGTGCAAGTGTAGGGTCTGCAAGACCTGTAATCTTTTGGGCGTTAAGAGCAACTGACGCAGTAGGTGCAGCCATCTGGTCTAAGCGAGATGTGCGTACCTGTGTGTCAAAGTCTGAGACTGTTGCTGCTAGTTGTGTACCAGTATGGTTAGCACGAGCATATGGGTCTGTAACCATCTTGGCTGCAGTAATAGTTGCGTTAGCAATATCCCCAGCAACAATAGTGCCATCTACTATATCAGCAGAAGTAATAGTTCCGTTAAGGTTTAACTTACTGTAAGCAATAGCAGCAGAAGCATTTACGTCAGCATTGACAATTACGCCAGTACCAATAACAGTAGTTAAACTTACGTTGCCAGAACCATCAAAGGATACGGCTGATGCTTCTACATCTCCAGTTAATTGGAAGTCACGGGCGGTAGCCAAGGCAGTTGCTGTAGCAGCATTGCCCGTAGCAGAACCAGCAGTTCCTGATACGTTACCAGTTACGTTACCTGTAAGGTTTCCTGTAAATGTACCAGCAATAGCGCCTGTACCAGTAATGGTTGGGCTAGTTAAATTCTTATTTGTAAGAGTTTGCGAACCAGTTAGTGTTACGACTGATGTTGAAAGAGTATTAGTTGCAGATGAAAGGTCTTTGTTTGTAAGAGTCTTTGTATTTGTAGTTGTAATTACATCTGCAATAGTCAAGCCGTGAGCACTAGTAACATTTTCAATGTGAGTATTAGCCTCAGATAGGTCACGACCAATAACCATATGTCGAACAATAGCACCAGCAGAGTGGGCTACCGCAGTAGAGCCATCAATGCCTCTAGCAATGGTAAGTGTGTTACCTGATGCGTGGTTACTAACATCTACAATTTCTTCAAGAGCCGTATCAGGGTCAATGACAACGGTATAGGTTTCACCTACTGCGGGTGTCTTACCACCCATAAGGTTAGCACCAGAACCTACAGTCATACTTGTATCACCAGAGGTGATTGGGCTAGTTAATGTGGTTTGCTGTGCTCTGGATGAGTATTTTCTAGTTGTCATTTATCTGCCTATCAAAGGGAATAGTGGACACGGATAGGATATTTTTCCTGCTGGCTCTTTACTTCTTCGTTTAGTCTTTGAGTAAACAAAGTATAAACTTGTCTAGTAAGTGATTGAGATGAACCATACGGACGCTTGGAGTCTGTTTCATCTGCTTGTGGGCTAACCATTGACGCACGTGCTGGGTCAAGATTAGACAACAAACGATAGGTAGCACCAAGAATAATTAGGTCTTTACAGGAGGCTGGAAGCCCCGATACTGTTTCAAAGACCTGTGCATTAGTTAATGCAGTAGTTGCTAAGTCTGGAAATGCAACTGGGTCAGTAGCATATGCAATCTGAACACTACGTCCTGAAGGAATGTAGTCATAGATAGATACAGTCTGACCGCTAGTAAATGCAGTTGAGTTAGCATTGCCATCAAAACGATAACTACGAATAGGAATCCATTCTTTACTTGAGCCTAATGCTTGATATGCAATAGCAAGAATGTTACGAATATTTAATGTAGTGCCAGTAGCAGGTAATCTAAAGGCTGATACTGCAGAGTTAGATGTAATTGTAGTTGTGTTGGCTGCAAAAATAGATGAACCAATTGCGCTGATAGTATCGTTAATTGCTCGCTTAATTACAAAACGTGGGAATGTAGGAGCAATAGTAACCTTAGTACCTGCTGTATGCGCAGCAAGAGTAGTACCTAGATATGCTCTACCGTAAGGAGCAATAGTTGCAGTGTTACCAACTCGGTCATAGTTATCTACCCAGAATAATTCTTCATCAATTTCAACAATGCCTTTGCCTACGCTGTCGGTAGATGCAAGGGATAAAGTAATTGGTGCAGCAATAGTTGAAGCAGTTGCTGCAACGTCTGCCGTAATGTGAGTAGCACGGTCTTGCTGAAGTGTATAACCTGAAAGGTTAATAGATACTTCATTAATCATATCTAGTAATGTAGTCATTATACGTTTATGCTCCGTAATGCATCAGATGCTGATTTACCAGTTGTGCTTGCCAGTTCATTGCAGATAGCGTTAAGACCTTTGTATGCACTAGGTTGACGAGTAGCATCTGCCTTCTTATTAAGGGCAGCATTAAGTCCTAGACCAGATGTGCTTGCATATGCATTAGCAGCACCTTGGTCTGCCTTGCCAGTTGTACCAGCAAGGCGATTAAGTTCTGCGTTGAGGCTACTGCCTGCTTTACCTAGTGCCATTACTTACCTCCTGTTGCTTCTCTACGGATTCGTGTAGCAATTGTTTTAGCCTTTGCTCGTTTTTCTAAACGTTGTTTTCTAGATAAACCTTTTGCTTTATCAAGCGCAGAAATGCGCTTGGCTTGTGCATTAAGTGATTGTTTTTTACGAACATCTAGATTAGGACGCTTGCGTGCAGCCTCACCAATTTTTTTAGAGTTAGGCATATCTGGTTTACGGTTGCTCTTAAGTGCTTCGTTAACGCGGCGGTCTGCTTCTGCCATTTGACGGTCTGTAGGTTTTGTAGAGATATTACTTGACTTACCTTCTCTTACTTGTTCTAATTCTCTTTGATATGGAGATTTATTTAAAGGTTGGAATGTATTACGGTTATCTCTAATAGCATCTTTCATTCCCTGTCTACGGCTTTCATCTAATTTACGGTCACCAGGGTTAACTCTTTTAGCACGTGTAGTAGCAGCAGATGGTTTAGCAACAGTTATTGTGCGTGGATTTGTTTTAGGACCAGCAATACTTTTACCACCAGCAGGAACGCCTCTAGGTCTAATAGGTGTTAATTGTTTCTTAACAGTTGCAGCGCGTGCCTTAGCACGTGCTTCAAGAACATCTTTAGGCTTTACTGGAGTACCCTGCTTTTTTGTTATTGGTTGTAACTCACGCATACGGCGTGCTTCTGAACGACCAACACCAACAGTGTTATCTGGTTTAGTTACCGCACGTGCACGACCCACATTATTAGGACGCTTAGACATTTCACGTGATACTGCTCTAGCATCTTTATCGGATACTTTACGGAGCATAGGTTTGGCTTTAGCACCTGCACGTTGTGCGGTTTTTTCTAATACATTCTCACGGACGGCACGTCCGACAATAGCCTTTTGTGCTGCAGTTAATACTTTAGCGCCAAGACGAATAGTAGAACCAGGTGTAATTACTTCACCAGATAAAACTCTACCATTTTTTTGGGAATCCTTAAATCTTGCTTTAGCAATAGATTTTTTGCTAGATTTTGGATAAGCACCTGTTGGTCTTTTAGCAGCCATTGTTACTCCTTATTTTTCCTTAGCCATACTTGAGAGTTTGATAGTAAAACTTCTGATTCTTCTTTAACTGCTCCTACAAAAGTATCTATTGACCAGCCTGGCTGGAACTCAACACCTCTAGGGTCTTCCCACAAATAATCATCAAATGCAATAATGCCACCTGGCTTAAGTAATCTCCAAGCAAGCACTGCATCTTGTAACACACCTTCTGCGGTGTGGTCTCCATCTATATAGATAAAGTCAAAGGTTGGCTCATCAATAGAACGTAAGAACTCTTTGCTATCCATCTTGTATTTAATTATGTTAGGACGAAAAGCAATCCGTGAATCATAAACACGTTCAACATCTAACCAGTCCATAGCCTGATGTTCTTCTTCATCTGAACCAGTCCAGATGTCTACATCTTCTAGCACAGAGTTCTTTGTGGTTAATACGTTATCTATTAACCAGACAGATGCATCGCCTGTAAAGGCACCAATCTGTAGGAATCGTAAACCAAACTTGCCAGCAAGTGGTAACAGTTGTGACTCAAAGTTTTCTTTTGCGGTCATCTCAAACCAATTAGGATATTTAGTTTGCATAACCTTTACCTCTACCAAAAGCATCGTAGTAGTTTTCATCCATATTAAATCTTTTCATGTGTCCTACTGTTGCAGCGGTATCACACCAAAGTGGAATTTCTGCTTTGTTTACTACTGCAAAGAAGTAAATGTCTTCACCAGTAAACTGCTTGTTAGCACCTACCTCTGTAAAGAACGGAACTCCTGGCAGTGCTTCTTTAATCCTTGTTATTACACTGCGATGCATTAGGCAGAAGCCCATACCAGCAGCACTTACTTTCATAAAAGTATTCTTTGGTAGTGGGTCTAACCTTCTAATTCCAATACCATCTGGTACTTCAGCAAACTCATAAACAGTTGCTAAGGGTTTCATTAAAGGTTGCTCTGGTTCATTACTTGTAAAGTAAACACCAGTAAGCAATGGTATATCTTTTGCATCTCTGCGGTTCCAAAGTTTAAGGAACTTTTCTGGAGTAATCATAATGTCTGAGTCAAGCCAGAGCAGCCAATCAGATTTATTATTATCATACCAACGATTAACTAACATCTCTCGTTGCTGTGCTATCTGATTACCATGTGCCCTTAATGAACCACAGAACTCTACGCCAGAGTTTATAATGGTGTCTACGACACCTTCCATAAACTTGCCATCTACCATACCGTTATCACACCAAGCGACTGCTAGTGTTTCTTTCTTTTGCTTAACCATGTGTCCCCACCTTTGTTATCTATTTCTTGCGGTCTTCTTTGCAATTGCTTTAGGTTGTTTAACAAACTGTTTACCCTTTGCATTACCTTTTGCTTTAGCCTTATTGGTTGCTGCTTTCTCTGCAGGTGTCAGTGATGCCCACGCTGCTTCTGGCAGATACCGCTTTTTACCTTTAGATGGCTTGCCATCAGAAGTTTTCCACTTTTGTGCAGTCCAGTCTTTTAAAGACTTTTGAGATTTAGCAAGTGCCATTACTTGTAACCTCCGCCTGCCTTTTTGTATTGAGCAGCAAGCAGTTGAGCCTTACGTGCAGACCATTCACCAGGGTCTCCGCCCTTAGAGCCAGCCTTAATCTTTTTAAACAAAGATGCACGCATAGTTGGCTTAGTGTAATTACCAGCAGCATTAACTGTAGATTTCTTTTTAGTAGCCATTACCACTTCACCTTATTTGCCCAATATGCTGCAGACATTTTGCCCTTAGCAATGTTCTTAGCATGACGGGCTTTGAATGAAGCCTGTCTTGCACTTGGTTGTCTATCTCCAGTAACACCCTGTTGTCCAAAACGAATTACCTTAACTTTGGTACCTTCTTTAGCCACAACTACGTGTGACTTTTTAGGATGGTCTGGTGTTCGTTTAGGCTTATTAAAGCCAGATACACCTATTCGTTTTAGTCTTGGGTCAGCCATTATTTTTTCTTTCTAGTTAAAGTTTTCTTATCGTTGTAACCTTTAATAATTGCATCTGCTTCTGAAGGTAACTTTTTGTTTTTGCTTGGAGGACGCTTGTTCTCTTTAAGAAAATCATTAAGACCTTTTGGCTTTCCTTTTGGCTTAGCAACTTTTCTTCCAGGTGGAGTTATCTTTATAACTAAAGGTGCTGGCTTACCCATTGCTGTACTCTTCTTAGGCATAGCAACTGGAGTACTCTTTACACGCTGCTTAATCATTGCAGAAGGACGAAGCGGTTTAGCAGCCATTACTTCTTCTTACCCATCTTCTTCATACCCTTTTTCATTTCCATCTTCTTCATGGACTTAGATTCCATTTTCTCACCAGTCTTGTATGCAGCCTTCTTTGCTGCTGCTTTACCTTTTGCTGTGTAAGGGAATGTCATTTTTCCAACTTTAGGCATTTTATATTCCTGCTTCCTTAAGTTCTTTGATTACGTTGGCTGTTGATTTGTCTAACTTTTCTGCTTGCATCATTGTGTTGCCATCATACGCTGTACCTAATTTCTCAGATGCATCGTGCGCTGCTTCTATTTGTTTTCTCTTTGTACCACCAGGTTGAATACCCTGTGCTCTGGCACTTCTATATGCTTCAAGTTCAGAGTTCCATTTCTTTTGAGTAGTACCACTTGCGTTAACATCACCTCTAGCATCACCTGCATTTAACTGTAGGTTTTTGGCTTTACAACCAAAGCAAGATGAATCGCATTGAGTATGGTCTACAAAAGTATCTTCATATTGAAATGGCTTATCTGAAGTTACCTCACAAAGTGTGCATCCCCATTGGACTACTTCAAAGTTATGGTCTGCGCTAAATCCCCATTCAAGTACCTTGCTAATATGTTCGTGCATTTGTCCCTATTCCACTGTAAAGTTAGCCGAAGTTACAATCCCATCGGCAATCATTGCTGTTCTAATAGCATCACTAATTCCAGTATGTTGACATCCACCCATATAGTAAGCAGTGTAAGTTGCTAACTCATCTTCAGTTGGAAACTGTATAAGCGAATAAATACCATTACTAAGGATGATTGTGTAACTCTTAGTACGTTGTCTAAAGTGTGTAAACAAACGATGAGCACCAATGTGACCTTGTTCCAGAGTTGGTGTTACAAGTGTATATGTTGCCATTGTTCTCCTTAATGAACTTACTGCCAAGCAGGAAACACGTGTGCTCCCTGCTTAGCCGTCAATCAATTAAGCGATTGATGAACCTGTAAGAATACGATACAAGGCTGCTTCGCGATAACGCTTGAAGCCAAGAACGCCGTACCAACCCATTGGGCGGAAACGCATCAAGTGGTCAATAACTGGACCGATAACTGTATGTGGTTCTTCAGCAACAGCCTCAGCCATTGCTTCTTTACCAGCAAGAATTGTGCGGTATACCTTGGCGCTTGAAGCACCATCAGTATCATTGAACATACGAGCAGACTCTACGAAGTAGGCTCCTTCATATGAACCAATTTCTCCAGCCCAAATGTTTTCATTTGAGTTGTACTCGTGAGGCAAACGCCATCCACCAGCACCAGTCTCAGCACGAAGGTCGTGTGAAACTTCTGGGTGGATACCACACCAGTACATTGAACCCTTACGAGGAACTGACAGACCTGAACGCAACTTAGCAACAGCCTTACGGATGTTAGCAGAAGTGATTGTATCTGTAGCAGCAATTGTTACTGTGTTAGTACGTGTGCCACCATAGATGACGTTAGTACCACCACGAAGTTCAGTCTGTGCAACTGTATCAATTGAGCCTGCAAGGTTGAAGGCAATGATGTTAGCGATTGCTGGGTCTACATCAGCAAGGCTGAAGAGTTCCAACGCACGTGTTGTAAGAACAGAGTTACCATACTCAGCAAGAGTAATAGTAACTGATGTTGGAGCAGCAATCTGTACTGAGTCACGCTCAGTTGATTCTGTTAAAGCAGTTGTCTGTTCAGACAAATCTGCGTATAGTTGTAGAACTACGGTTGAGCCAGGGTTTGCTAATTTGACGGGCTTCTTATCTGCCACGCTACGAATTAGGGGTTCTGAACGCAACGCGAAGTCTAGTAGACGGTCATACGCCTTTTGGACGAGACCTGCACCACCAGCGGTACCAGCGAGATTGCCAGTAGAAGATGTATATGCATTAGCCATTGTTGTTCACCTCCTAGGTGAGTTGTGAAATTACTATGTAAATTATTGTTGAGAGTAGATAATTTGATTGAGTTCTTCTGCGGATGCCGCATTATTAATTCTCATCAATAAATCTTCTGCTCGGTCTGGGTTCATACCAAGTTGAGTGACAATATCTTGCTGCCGTAAGGCTGCGCGATTTATCTCTTGTTCTTCGTTAACCTCTGGCTGTAATAATCCAAATAGGTCTCCGTTATCTACAAGCCAGTTATTCACTGACTCTTCGGTAACATCGTCCAAATCTTTTAGGATTAATCGTTGTGCCTTTGGATTGATACCCTTCTGTTCTAGGACCTCTTTGACTGTACGCTCACGCTGCGTCTTGGATAAACCCTCAAGTTGCTCAGTGAGTTCTTTGATACGCTTCTCATCGTTGCGCTTGGCTTTCCGTAACTTTTTAAGTAAGTCACTTCCATCCATCTGTGCTTCGTTGTCGGTATCTAGGTCGTCTTCGTCTTCATCCCAGTAGTTGTTGCTCATAGCAACCCACCCTTCTATTCGTTTTAGTCGCAAGCCTCAGATTCTAGTCGGGGAACTAGCCTGGCTCTTACTACCAGTCTTCTACGCTATGTGGGCTGGTCGGTCACATAGGATTCTATTTTATATTTGTCCTGCTGAAGAATTTTTCTTTAAGTAACCAGTGCTGTATGCACCTGCTGCGTTACCTGAACTGCCTTCAAAACTAGCACGTTCTTTAGATGCTAATATGTTTCGCTTACGCTTTGCTGCATCACTAGACTTTAGAAATTCTTCTTCTCCAGTTTGTTGAGTGTATTGAATACCAGTTTCACCATAAACATTACCTAGTTTAGTTGCTTCAGGTAATACACCTGCTATGCTCTCAGCACCTTGAAGTGCTGCAGCACGGTCAATACCATAAGCAGCAAAACCTTCAGCAGACATACGGCTAGTAGTTAATCCTTGACCAGTAAATGCACCACCAATTTCAGCAGCGGTTGCCTTCTCTTTAAGTTTTCCAATTGTTTCAGTTGGATTAAGGAAGTAAGCAATCAAGTCATTATCAGTAAGGTTAGGGTAGAATGTTTTAAACGTATCCTTGATACCCTTATCTGCGTTAATAACGCGGTCAGAGGCAGTAGATACTCTGTCTTTAAACTCAACTGGTGACATATCGTTACCAATGTAATCAGAAAACTTTGCTTCATTAACTGTGCGGTCCATGCTAAGCATGTTGCCTAGTCCATATGCACGTAGTGTTTCGGCATATGAGTCTTCATTAGCAAGATACTCTGCTTCACTTAATGCATTTAATCCCTTAGCAAGACGCTTTTCATTACCAGCAAAGCGCAATGTATATGCAGCATTGAATGGTTTGCCTGTGGCAGGGTCAATAGATTTATCATACTTCATCTTAACTAATGCTTGATTAGGTGTTAAGCCAGCCTTAAACATACGAGTCAAAGTATCTGCTAAAGAACCTAATCCATAACTTTCAAATGTAGCACGCATGACTTCAAAAGCATCTTGACGAGCCTTCTCGTCCATTGCTTTCTGATACTCTAAACCTGCATCTACTACTGATTCATCGCCACCAGTTGGTAGCAAATCATCACTACCACCACCATCATCACTACCACCACCAGCGTTAAACGTATCAACAAGTTTATTTAATCTATCAAAATCTTTTTTAAGTTTATCTAATGCGTTTAAAGTTTTTGCTTTAGGCTTAGACTTAGATACAACAGGCTTAGGTGCAGTCTTTGTAACAATAGGGGCTTTGCCTCTAACGGCACCAGGACCAGATAGATATACAGGGGGTTTAGTTTTTTTACCAGGAGGCATAGTTATCCACCGAATCCAAACGACCTAAGAATTTGTTGTGTAAAGTCAGCACCAATTTCTCCTGCTTCTTCAGAAAAGCCCCATTCATCTTCGCCCTGCATCTCTCTGTCGTAATCAGCAATTGACTTACCAGCCAGTGCTGCAGCCATTACTTTCTTATCCTGTGTTGAATTAGGAATAACAACACCAAGTTTCTTTTGACGAGCATATGCATACACATCAGTAATGTCCTTAACAGTTCCACCTGCTGCTATATGTTCTTTAAACGTAGGATACATTTGCATAGCATTAAGACGTAGACGTTCTTTTTGTTTATTAAGATAATCTCGTGTGCCTAATCCATTGGCTACATACGTTAATGCTGTTGCTGCATCAAGCGGTAAACCATATGAAGCAGCAGTTTCTTGTAAATCAGCAATGTCATTTGCTGCTTGACTACCTGTTTTAGAATTAAGAATTGATTCAATTGTGCTGCCTTTGAGGGCTTTCTTTGCTACCTTAACAGCAAGCAATACGCGGTCAGCATCATCTAGGTTAGAACCTGTTTGAGTTCCATTAACAACAGTAGATACTGCTTTGTTTTCTTCTTTGTTTAGTATGTCAAAGTACTGATTGTTCTCTTCTGCTGTGCCAGGACGACCAAGAAGGTTGACCATATAGTCATCAAACATACGCTTGGCTTCGCCACGTGTACTGTACGTACGATATGTCTTAACAGATGAAGTACCTGCTGGCTTCTTTGTTGCCAGATAATCCATAATAGAATCAGATTCTTCAGCAGTTCCATACTTAACTTGTTCTACAGCATGACGGGTATAGTCTGAAATAAAGTCATCTAGTCCACGAAACCATGTGCCATCAGATAGTTGTTTTTCTTTAATCCAACCACTACTTAATAGTTGTTGTTTTAATACATCAACATTCTGACCATCACCATAGTATGTCTTAATAAAAGTATCGCGTGCTTTGACAGGTGAATCATAAAAGTTTATCTGCGAAACAGTAGGTCCGCCAGGACGCCTAGTGGTTGGCTTATTAACAGTAATAGCATACTGACGTAAACCATTCTTGTCTTCAGTGCTTGGTCCCGTTACAGAGCCATCAGAATTAAGAGTGTAATTACTATATCTATCTGTGCCAGTTACTGCTAATGCTTCAGTAGGTGCACCTGTTTCCATGTCTGAAGGAGGATTCTTTAATGCAGCAAGAGCATCTTGTGCTTCTTCAATGCCTGCAGCATCTCTTAAATCTTTTGCTACTTTAAGAGCAGTTTCAGCATCTTTAATCTTTTCATTTCTACCAGCATTAGTCTTAGATGTTGCTTCTTGTTCTTTTAAAGATTCAACAGTTTGTCTTACTTTAGCAATCTCTGCATTTAATCTTGTTTCTTTTAATTGAAATGCTGGGTATAGTTTATCATATGCAACCTTAGCACGCTCATATGGAATGCTATCTGTTTTATATTTCTTTAAATTATAACCAGGACGATTTCTACCAAAAAGTTTTGAACGCTCTGCATTAAGTTGTTTAATAAGTTCGGCAAGTTGTCTTTCCGTTTGTTGAATTTCTACGTTTGCCATTACTTCTTCTCCTTGTATGCATAGTAAGAATCACGTGAGTAGAAGTTAAGGATAGACTTAAAGATGGCTCGGTTAGCCTCTATTACGTATAGGTCACCTAACATTAACTCTCTTAAATCTGCCTCAACTTGTTGTTTGCGTTCGGCTTTAATGTCTGCTGCGTTAACTGCATTTGCTAGTTCTGGATTAGTACAGAATGCCATGAAGTCACGAATCATTCTGATAGCCAAATTCATGCGGATACGAGTAGCATCGGGAACATTAGTATTAGGACTATCAATAATCTGTTCTATGTTTTCTAGCATTACTTGCTCGCTACCTATGTTATTACCTTCACCAATAAGGGCTGGTATTAATAAAGGATTAGATGCTTTAATAGAATCACGAGCATCTGTAGCACGACTAATGATATTAGCACGTGCAACAGGGTCGGATGTATCACGTAGTTGATTCTTCTCACTACGTGCAATGTTATAATAAGTTTGTTTATCTTCGGCTACTAGCAAATCATTGTAATACTTCTCAAGACTTTTGCTTTTAACAAGACCTGCTGCTTGTATCCAGTTGTATGTAGCAGCATTAAAATCACCGATTTGTGGTGCAAATATGTATGCTGCTTCACCATACTTCTTAATCATATCTTGGTTAGCAATACCCCAGTTTTTTAATTTATCTGTGTTTCTAATAAGAACCTTTGTTTGCTTATCATCACGTGATATTGTATAGATAAGTTTACCTGGGTTATCACCAATAAATGTAGCCAATGCTTCTTCATATGGTTCTGCAATATCACCATTGCTTGTTGCACTAATACCATTAAGAATATCAAAGAACTCAGAACGCAATCCGCTAATGCCTGTTTCTTTAATGTAATCAGGTACACCTTGGCTTTCAATAACAGTAGGTGCAACTGGTCCAAACAGACCTAATACGTGGCGAATAACTAGTACATTGTGTGCAGATATACGTATGTTACGTAGATACTCAGCCTTTTCTTCTGCTGTTGAGTTAGCATCCAAGAACTTACCACGTGCTGCATTGTAAGCAATTGCCTGTTGTGCTGCAGTTACTTCTTGACGGTTCTTTTCATCTTTATTAAAAATTGAATACGCTCTTTGTAGACCTACTGGCACAATAGCCCGTGTAATATCCATGTTATCACCGATATTACCTAGCGCAAATGTATCTATACTTTCTGCTAATTGCTTAGCGGGTTCATCTATCATATCACCAATAAACGGTAACTGTCCTGGTAAGGAACCTAATATATTCTTTACTGCTACTACGCTAAGTCCTGCAACAGGACCAGATAGTGTAGGCAAACCAGCATCTTGTGAGAATGATGGGTTCATCATGCGTAGTTTAAATGTAAACTCGTTAAACGATGGTTGGCTATAACCAGTATTACCAGTCAAGGCACGAATCGTGCCATCTGTAGCCTTAAAGATAATGTTATCCATAGGCATTACTACATATGGTTCACCATTCTGGTCTTTGTGGAACATACCACTGGCTTCTATACCAAGACTAGCAAGGCGCATACGATATAAAACTCTAGGGCTTACATCTTTTAAGCGGTAGATACGGCGATAGAAGTCTTCTGTAGCGCGGTAGTATCTTCCAACAGTACGTGCACTAAAAGCAAAGTTAGAACGAATAGCAGGGTTATCTGCATACTTAAGAATTACATCTGCTGCTTCACGTGTAGAGATTTCAGTAAAACGTTTTTGCGCTAAATCTAGTGCGTTTTCCCACTCTACTTTATTCTTTGCTTTGCCACCAGATTCCCACAAACCACCATTAATTTTGTACTGGTTCTCAGCAAACTCACGCTCTAAACCTGAATACTTTTTACGCAGTTGTGCATATGTAACCATGATGGCTGGTTGACGGAATATACCAGTAACCTGTTTATCCATTTCTTCCATTGCCATAGCACCATAACGTCTAAACACTGTCTCAGCATTAAAGTTTTCAAAGTCAATGCCAGTATTAATCTGTCCAGTAATACGGTAGCCATCAGTAGCATCTTCAAAATCGTCTAGGCTGATACGTGCAGAAGCCTGACTCCATGTAGACTCACGAGGATTCTTTGCTGCAAGCGCAAAGGCATCCATCTCATCTTTACTCTTACGTATTAATGCCATTAACTTATCGTTGAATGTATTAACGTTACCATGAAAGGTTTCGTACATATCATTAAACATGCGGAACAACTGAGTGCGAACAATTTCATCGTCACTTAAACCACGTGTACGCATTTCTACGCTGTGTGATGACATAGATAGAAAATCTCTAACAAGTACTTCGTCATCAACAAACCAATTACCAGTTATTGGACCTTTTTTAAATCCAACAGAAATCATGCCCTCATCAAGGGCAGTAGTCATGTTATCGCCAGTGCGCAATCCATCATTACTGAAAAAGATTTTAGCAGGATTAAGATAAACCTTATCTCCTATACTAGCCTTGTTTCCAACAAAGGCTTTAAACCATTTTTCGTACTGTGCAAGAGCAACTTGACGTTGCGATAGGCTTGTAGTATTTAACATACGCGTACCACGCGTCATTTTAACGCCTATTTCTTTAAATGCATTATCCAGCATGCTGGGAGTAATAGTTGCTTTAATAATATCCTTGCCATATTTACCAGATAATGCGCTGTGTGCAACCATTGACTGAGCCATGGAGTTTAAAGCATCAGGTGAGTGAACAAATGCTTGCAATAAATAATCCATTGTGTCTTCATCAAGATAACGAGCATACAATTTAGCAACAGCCTGAGATACGGCTTCACGTTTTTCCATACTATCAAGAAGTGCTACATCTACGCCCTTAGCGTCTGCAAATTTTTGCATAGCAGTAATTCGTGCGTCAATTGATAGTGCTTCTTCTGGATTAATGTTAAGTTTTTTGCCTACAATATCAAACAAGTTTACTTGTGGTCCTACTTTAAATACTTTTTGTATTATTTTTTTAAGTGGACCAGTTGCTTCTCCAGAACCAGTAAATGTTTTAGAACGATTGCTCATTCTAAAGCCTTGAAAAGAAGCAAGTCTTAATAAATCTTTAGTTGGTGCAGATAAAACATACATAGTTGCTTCATCAATTGCAGAACGGATACCCAAACGTGGGAACAGTGTAAGAATTGACCAACTATCTACTATTTTTTTAGAAAATGAACCCTGTGTTGCTCCGCCAATAGCGTTAATAAGATTCTTTTTAGATTTAATGTTCCATATCATGGAACCAATTTCATCATAAGGCAGGGAACCAACAGCCTTAGTAGCCTGATAAGGTTGAATTGGACCTTCTGTATTCATTACAGTGCCTACTTCATTAACCTTTATAGCATTAGGTGGTGCAACTTTAGCGTGTTCTGGGTTTACACCTACATCTACTTTAGTTGCAAAGCCTGCTTTGTCTCCATATTTATCACGAAGGATAGTTTGGATTAGTTCTTCACCACGTGCGTCTCCACCAAGACCCATTGAGTACATTGTGGAAGCATCCAGATTACGCAAAATAACAAATTGCTCATCAGCAGGTGATGCAATAAATCTTTGTGTTAGTGCTTCAGCCATATCGCGTGGCAATAATTGACGAGCACGTGCAGTAAAGTTAGCAGCAGTAAGTACAGCATCTGGACCAGTGCGTACTTCTAGTCCTTGAGCGGAACGTGAAGCAAGTTGTCCAATACGCTTCCAGCGTGTAATCTCTTTATTAGATGCTAAGACTGCAGCCATACCAGCATCTCCTGCTTTAATGCGTTCAATTGCATCTACTGGAGAAATAAGTGCTTTATGTATTTCTTTTACTTTAGGTGTTAATTCTTCTGCACCACGGCGGAAATTAAAAATGCCATCAAGGTTACGGAGCATGCCATCCATGTAAAGACGATTAGTACGAGCAATAGCAACGCCATTGCGTTGGTATGTTGTACCATCTACACGACCAGAAAGTAAACGTTGCAAGTTGGTAGTATCTTCAAAATACTTCTTAGCAGTTGCTGCATTTACTACTGGAGTATCATTATCAGCCAACGCTTTAATAAATTGTGGGTTAGCCCAACCTGGATGGTTTTCCATGATTGTGCGATAAGCAACAGCCTTCTCTTCAGGGTTGCCTTCTTTGTATCGTTTAACAAGTGGACCTAATTGGTTTTCCCATAGGTTAAATAATTTAGGGTCTTGGAATGCTTTTTCAACAGCACGCTCTGCGCCTACGCCACTATCAACATCTTTAAGAATTTGGTTAGCAATTTTCTCACCCTTAGTAAGAATTTTATTTCCACCACCTGTTAACCAAGTAAGTGGGTCAATTGCTAACTGGTAAACAAAGTCAATTACACCAGAAACGTTTTTAGTTGTACCACTAACGTATGCTCCGTGCAGACCACCATCACGTGGTGGCTTTGTATCTAACATACGGGCAAGGTCGCGACCAGGTGAAACCTGTGCGTACTTAACGCCATCTAATACCTGCTTAAAAGCATCAGGGTCGTTATAGGCTTTTTTGATTGATTCAAGAATGTTGTTATCAACCTTGCCATAATCCTGAACAATCTCACCAGGAGTACGTCCTGCTAGTAAACCTTTTGCTACCTGAACATCGTACTGACCAAAGTAATCAGTTGCTTCTTTAAGAGCACCATCATCATAAACGTTGTTGCCGTCCCATGCTTGGTACCATGTTTTTACGGAAAATAAATCTTGTCCCTGCGCAGCCAAACGAGCAACCTTATACGGTTGATTAATAATTTTATTGTACTGACCAGCAACCTTAAATAAACCAATAAGTGGGCTTGCTGCTATTTTAAGTGCTCCAGTAAACAATCCTTTAACGCGGTCAGAACCAGTAGGTTCTTCTTTAAGATAGTCCGCATTTTTAAACATAAACTTTAATTGCTCTTGAGCATTAGGGTCTAGTCTATCAAATTGTGAACGAGCAATCTTATTATCTAATTTAGATAGGTCACGATGTTTTTTAATCGTGTAACTCATCTGTTCAATTTGAGTAGTCTGAGTAGAGTTTAAATTAGCCTGCTTAGCAGCAGAGTATAAGTTAGGAGAAACAGAAGCAACAACAGGATTAATGTATTGCATTAGTACCCGTTATCAAGTAGTTGTCTATAAATTAATTCTGCATCGCCTGATGGGTCAAATTGTGTAAGTTGTTTAATTGTATCAATAAGTGTTGGTGCATAGTTAGGCATACCACGCATTGCTTCAGTACCAGCACCAGCACCCATATTAATACCAGAAGTTACTGGTTCATCTGGACGCATGCTGGGTTCATCTAATGAAAGAATTGGTGGCATTGCTGCAGCAGCCATTGGTGCTTCGCTTTGCTGTTGGTTAATCATCTTGTTTTGTCCGTAAGGAAGACCTGTGTATGTAGCCTGTCCTTGAGTAAAGCCTTCAGTTGCACCACCATCGGTACGCTGTGATAAAGCGCCAGGACCTGACACTGGCGCTGGATTATTAGGTCTTCTATAACCGCCTCTAGCCATTAGTCATCCTCCTCTTCATCTTCTAAATGTTTTCTTACATCTGCTGCTGTTGGTGCTTTTTGCAACCAATCAGGAAATGAATCTTTGGCTGATAATAACCAAAGAGCATTATCATTATTAAATCCTGCTCTGCGCAGTGATTTAAAAAACTCATGTAGTTCAATTGCATACTGGTCTAACTTTGAGTAATCTTCATCAGCAACAGTTTTTACCTTTGCAGGTTGTCTCTTACGTGCTGCCATGATTACTCCCTTATATTGCTCGCTGTTGACTTAAACGTGCTACGCCTTGTGCTTTACCGCCACTTGTTAGGCTGCTAAGTAATGTTTGTAACTCTGGTCGCTCTTGTGGTAAAGGTGCGCCTCCTGCTGGTGCCTCGCCAGGAGCAGAGGGGACAGGTTGCTCAACTGATTGTTCAGCGCCAGCAGGAGGATTCTGAGGTCTAAAGACTTCTTCAATAGTATCTTCTATTGCTTTGCCTTTTTGACGCGCCTTAATTACTTCTGCAATCTTACGAACTATATCTGATGGGTCTTGTCCCTGTGTTGCCATTTGCGGAATTGCTTGTGTCATTGCGTTCAATGAAGTAAGAAGCGAATCGCGCATCTTTTCAATTTCAATTTTCTCTTGCTCTAGCGTTACGTTAACATTAAACGGTAACTCACGCATTGCCATATCTTTGGAAATAAGACCGCCACCTAATGCTTGTAGCATAAAGATAAGTCCCTGTGCTGGGTTGAGACCAGCAAGCATGCCATAACGTACATCGGCTGAGTAATCAGATTTAATGTCTTTAGTTGGCTTATATGTAATTTCATAAGGAGAACCAGAATCTACTCCACGAATTGTTTTTTCTTCTGGAAAGATTAATTCATCTACATTAAAACATAGAGCAATAACATCTCTAAGTGCTGCAGCAAAGATTGCTTGCGCAGATTTAACTTGTGTATCAAAGGCTCCCATAAGAGCCTGTACGCCTTGTCCAGTGACGATAGAAGCATCTATGTTTCCTGTGCGTCCTTCAGGATAGCGTGTACCCACACGCAGTTCTTGATTAAGTTGTGCTTGTTCAGTGAACGCACCTTGTGGAAGTGTAAGTTCAACACGGCGCACACCTGCTGGATTGGCTGTACGAATAACAGCATCTCCACCAAGCATAAGTTCTTGGACATCTTGTGGTAGTACAATCGGTGCTTGTACTGACTTCTCTGCTGCTTCCATCGCAAGTAATGCGAATCTATTACGGAGCAACTGAATACCAAGTACATCATCAAACTGTCCACGTAGTTCACCATCAATAGATGGCTTACGTGCTACAACAACCATCATCTTACCAAGCGGGTTTAATGCTTGAGAAAGAACTAGGTTACTTCTGCGTGGCACATAAATTACAGATTGGTCTTTATCGTAATAACGAACCATTTCAATCTGTGCATTAAGGTCTTGCTTGTAACCATCTGGTCCAAGAAGTTCTCTATCATACTCTGGGAACTGAGATACCAGTTCACCAAGTGTCATAGAGTACCGTTTAGCAAATGCCGTACAACGTCCATAGCGGTCAAACTCTGGGTAAGCCCCAATAGGATTTTCTATGCGAATACGTGGCAACTTTGCTTCATCGTCTAATTCAATTATGAATGGGACGAAACCATATGTAATGTACCAGTCTGCACCTGAATACATTTGTACTGATAAATCTGAGTTCTGAAAATAATTAGAAGCAATACGAGTGCGCTTATCAGCAAAGGTACGTGCTCTATCAGATACTTGATTGGCTGCAGAACAATTAATTGCTGGAAGCGGAGCCATAACTTCCGATAAGTCGCGTGCAACAATATCAATAAAGTTTGCTACTACGTTAGCATCAACACCTTCTGGAAAGAAGTTAGGATATACCTGAGCAATCTTTCCTTTACGGACAGCAAGTACGTCTAGATTACGTGCATCACGTTCGTGATTGCGGTAACGCAGGGAATCAACCCGTGCTGTTACTTGCTCAATTGATAACATTGTTGTCCTAACGATTGATTAAAAATTATTTAGAATTTGTTTAATGCTTTTTTAATGCGAGCCTTTGTTTCGCGGCTAACAACTCCAGCAGCGCGAGATGCTGTACGACCACGTTCATTTTTAATACGATTAGAAACAATAGGAATTAATTTATTTCTTAATGCTAATTCTTCTCGTGGCTTTAAATTTAGACCACTAAGACCATTGTCAACATATTTTACTGCAGCACGCAATGGATTACTTCCTGTGCTTGCCATTTTTTCTGTCTTTAATACTTTTTCTGCTTTTGTTGCCATTTAAATTCCTATCCATACATGTCTTGCCATTGCTCTGCAAAGGCTTCGTCTAAGTTAATTGAGTGTCTATTATTAATCTGTGCTTGAGTAGCCCAACGATTGTTGGCATACATAGAAGTTCTACTACCAGCCTGCATCAGTTCACGGATGCGAATAACCGCAAACCATAAAGCCATAACGCAGTCAGTCTTGCCTCTGGTCTCAGGCTTCCACGTAAGTAGTTGCTGAGTAAGAGCCTTAATACCTTCAGAACCATCTGATGAAGGTAATTCTATAATGTTGTTCTTTTGGAACTTCTCGTCACGGACTGTGCCAAAGAGGTTAGACATTGAAGCAACACCAAACGAAGTGTCCCATTTGTTTTTCCCTGTGAAGTGTGCGTCAAGGCGTACACCGTATGAAGCAAGCCAGTTTCGTAGGTCTTCGTCAAGGGAGTAGGCTTTCTGGTGAGCGTTAATTTCAACTCGGAACTCTTGTGGTTTATATTTAATAGTGAGTTCTTCAATTGTTGCTCTAATCTTTTGTGGAGTAGGTTCACTCATGTTGATACATTCAACTATGTAAATTCTTCCGTCTGCACGGTTATACGTTGCCACAACAAAAGCCGCATTACCCGCCATAGCAGGGTCAAAGCCAATTACAGTATGTCCTTCCACTTTTGGTGGATGTCCAGCAGCACCGTCTTTTAATGGACCTCGCTTGCGCATCCCGTTAGTTGACCCTTGCACCAGCATGGGTGGGAAGATTGAATCTTCTTGGATGTCTTCTTGTTGATAAACCAGTGCCCACGTAGAGGGAGTAACTTCGCTGCGTCTTTTAAATAAGGCTGGTCCGTCCCACTTGGGATAGTATCCATTTTCTTGCGGCGTATCATCATCTCCGTCCCACGGGACATCAGACTCTTTCCAAAGTGTAACCCAATCCTCGGGTTGGTCACCATACTCCAAAACAGCAGGCATGCCCATATAAGTAAAAGGCGTTTTACCACCCGACCAGTGCTTCGGGTTACGAAGTTCTTTGTAAAGGTCGTTGGCTGCAATTCGGGTCCCCACCACTAGTAACTTACCATTTTTACCCAGACGGGTAATAACTTCTTTCTGCAACCAGTCCATCTGCTTTTCCCACTCATGGGCATTGGCAGTAGTAATGCAGTCATCAAGAATAATCAAATCAGCACGGGCACCGTAAATCTGACCACCCATACCTAGTGCCTGAAGGGTTGGGTCCTTCTCACTAGAGTTACGCGCATCGCCCCCAAGGTAGACAGTATCGGTTCGCCAAGTATCAGCGTCACCTTTCCAGCCGCCCTCTGGACCGAATGCGGTCTGCAGTTTAAGCCAGCGTGGATGGGACAGTCGTTGCTTTATAGCATATACGAACTCGCGAGCCTTATTCAATGTCTTAGAAACCACGATGATGCGGATGTTAGGATTGAGGGCAATGCGGTAAGTTGAGTAGTTCACCGTGATGACGGTGGACTTAGCGTGCTCAGGAGGAACGTTCACCAATAGGCGGTTCAACTCTCCAGGCTCGTAAATCATACTAGGGTGAAGCCATGAAGGCTCGTACCCCTCAAGTAGGTCCACCCAGTCTTGATGGTGTGGAAACACCTGTTGGTCTAAAAATGCTAATGAAAAGTCCGAGAACTCAATGGACTCTTTCTCTACACCTAGTTCGGTAAAGGCAGACTTCTGACCCTCTTCCTTTGCCTCCTCTAGGGAGCGTGCAAACTCGGGGTCTCGCGCCATCCATACTCGGATGGTGTCTGCTTTCTTGTTTTCCTTTGCCATTGCCGCAGGGATTGGAAGACCTGCTCTTACAGATGCTAAGACGTTAGCCTTAGATAGCGCCAGCCCTTTAGCAAGGTGGTGCTCATCCCCACTCTTAAATCCGCCCATTGTTATCCCATCTGTAGGCATAGTACCCCCGCCTATAACAGACAGTTTGTACAGCATATTGTAACAGAGTGAGTAAGGCTCTAAAAAGACTTACGAACTATTTTACTCTCTATATATACTTAACCTGTCCAAACAGGTAAAACGGACTCTTTTATACAAAAATATTTATTACTTAATAGAAACAGTTAAATAACTACCCCCTGTAACTATACTGACAGAAATATATAGGGATAGATACAATACATATAACCCTCGCACATTAATATAGTGGGGGTCATAACTGTTAAAGCAGAGATACTGTAGTCAGTTTGTAATACAGTCGTGGCTGTCTGTAGAGAGACTCTCT